TGGGCGGCAAGGATGGCATCGGTGTCAAACGACTCTTGCGCTGCACGCAAATCACGACGCGCTTTCTCCAGTTCAGCCTCAGCCGCGGACTGCGCGTACTTGGTGACCTGTTCTGTGCTCGTGTTGGCGTGCTGCTTGAGGCGCTTGTTCTCTTCGATCAACTGCTGTGCAAGACGCTCCAGCTCTTGTTTCTCGCGCAGAGTAGCTTCTTTGGCTCGACGTTCGTCGTGACGGGCGTGTGTCAATTCCTTGATGCGCTTTTGTGCACCTTGGGTGTATGACTCAATTTCGTCATCGGTGGGGTCCTCGACCTCACGCTCTAGTGGGCGACGGCCACGGTCCTTTTCAGGGGTGTCGTCTACGACTTCGATTTCTACATCGTTGTCGTCGTCGGTCGTTACTTCGACCTTAATGTCGTTCTTGTCGTCCTCGATTTCATCGGGAAACTTGAACTCGTCTCTTTGACCAGCCATTTCTACTCCTTATGCGCGGGTTAAGCCGCGAGGGTCTTGCACAACACACTCCACCTGATCGTCATTAATCACGCGGAATTCCTTACCGAATATCTTGAACCGTGTCCCTGTGTAGGTACGGACAAGCACAAAGTCGCCTTCCTTGGCCCAAGGGCCGCCGGGGAAACGTTCGGTGTCTTTGTAGGCATCAGGCCCAACACGCAACACAAAAAGAACCGTTGTGGCATGTTCTTCTTGGCGCAGGGTGGCCATGTCTCGAACTAGGTCGAGGGAGGTACCAGCAATCTTTTCATCGACTTCTGGAACAACGCAGAGCAGCTTGTGTCCAACGGGGGTTGGCAACGCACTGGCTTTGGACTCGTCATCAGCGTCTTCGGCAGGACCGTCAACTGGCTGAATGTGGGGCGGCAACGCAATGCCGGGAGGCAAGAGGATTTCACTCATTGGATTTTTCAACTTTCTCAGCAAGGTCAAGTAAGTAGCGCTCTGCGATGGCAAGACCCTGAATCACCCCGCAAAGTTTTTGGTAGTCCTCGAACGATTTGCATGCACCCCCAGCGCAGTCATCTGCGTAGTTGTTCATGTCAGTGCGTATTTTTTCGCGCAATACGCGTGCGAATTCTTGGATCATTTAGTGGGTTTCTCCTTTTTCTCTGGTGGCTTTTGCGACTGCTCGAGTCGGGCTTTTGCTTGGGCACGCTGGTGCTTCAAGTTCTGTGCGTGCACCTGCTCTTTATGCGTCAGTGCTTGGCTGTGTCGTTGCGACTCCATGGCCATGCGGTCGCGACCCGCCTGCATTTCAAACGCTGTTTTTTGGGCCTGTAAGTCGGGGTTGTTTTGTTGCTGTTGGTTGTACATGTCCGATGCCGCTTTGACGCCATCCAACTGCGTTTTGGACTTGGCCAAATCTGTACTGTTTTGAACCTTGGCGGCGTCGAGCGCAGTCTTGGCTTGCAACTCCTGTGCCTTGAGCTGCAACTCGGCCTGAGCGATCTGCAACTTGGCTTGGGACTCTTGCATCTTGAGCTGCAACTCGCCTTGCTTGATTTGCAACTCTTGCTGTTGCATTTGTACAACAGGATCTTGCGCAGCTTGTTGGGCTTGCTGTTGGGCGGCTTGTGCTTGGTTCTGCGCCAGCGACTGTTGGGCTGCTTGCGCCAACATGCTAGACAAGGACACCTCGATTTCTGGAGGCAGCTTGGCGTCTTCGGCAGGCATGGGCATACCCAACTGCTGTTCGATCTGCTGGCGGTACTGGTAGCCCGCGTGTTCTGCGATGTGGGCATCGAGCGCGGCCATGATCTTTGGCGCGTTGGGGTTCTGTCCAATGAGCGCCGCGATCGTTGGATCCTGCTTCATGGACATGTGCACCGCCAAGTGAGCTGCGTGGTCTTGGAAGAAAAACGCCTTGGCAGGTGACTGCTTGAGGATCGCTTGGTTCTCAGACACAGGGTCCTTGGGCTTCTCGTCTTCTGGCAGGGGCACCAGCTTGTCAGCGTTCTTGATACCCAGCACCTCCAACATGCTGCGGTGGAGTTGCGGCAAGTCGTAAATGTCCGGAGCCATCTGCGCCATCTGGATGACGGCTTGGTACTGCACCACACGCTGAGACATTGTGGCGGCATTGGGGTCCGACACGGGCACGATGTCAACATGGCTGTAGTCACCAACCTTGGCCTTGGGCGCGCCGCGCTCAGGCTCGTAGTCGTACTTGTCATCGGTGTAGTCACGGATGATCGCAGCCAACAACTGGAGTTCTTGCTTGAAGCTGTAGTGCATGCGCGCTTGCACGGCAGACATAACCTTCAGCTGGCGCTCGAGCAGTGCCAGAGTCGTGCCCACCGGTGCCTGCGCACTCATGTCGGACACCTTCATGTCAGCTGTTGCGGCGAAGCGACGGCCTTCTTCAACGATCTTGTCCATCAAGCCGGCAAGGACGGCAGAGGGCTCTTTGTATGGCAACGGCAGGATGTTGTCCCGCATTGCGCCTGAGCCGACGTCTACATCACGCCATTCTCCGGGGGCGATCGGTGTGTCATCACCTTTAATGCGAAGGCCGCGTGACTTGAGGCCACCGGGCAGGTTTGACAATGTTCCCGCGTCAACCAACTGACGCATGATGCTTGTGGCTGATTTGGCGTAGCCGCCGATGAGGTGAAACAGTCCGAAGCCGTAGGCTCCGAAGCCGGGGATGTATTGGTAGTGGACGAAGTGCTGGCGCTTGAGGTGGAGGTGGTCGTCTTCTTTCCAGTTACGGCGGATTGCCAAGACATCGTTTGTCCCCTTAATCATGGTCACCACGTATGGCAGCGCGATGCCGATCGGCTCGCCGTCCTCGTCGCACTCGCAGTACTCGTCGTCCTTCAACACCAAGTCAGCGTGGATTTCATACAGCGTGTAGCGGTCGTCATCGTTGGCGCTGAACCCAGTTTCCTTGTCCTTGGCTTTCTGGATGTCCGTCTGCTCTTTGCTTGGATCAGGCAACTCGATATCGCGGTAGAACCCAGCTTGCTGCAACTTGATGATTTCATTCTCAGTCTTGCGCATGACGTGCGTCAGGCGATAGCAGGTGTCCATATCAGTCGTGCCGTATGGCAGGATGATGTCTTCTGCTGGGATGAACATTGATACTTGGCGGCCCAAGTTGGGGTCAAAATAAACCTTCTTGAACGCGGAGCCGGTAGCGGGCAACGACCACAGCATGCGCTCGTGCTCGGGACGGAACTCTTTCATCACCTCGGTGAGTTCGTAGTTCATGTCGTCTTCGACTCGCACGGCGGCTTCTTGTTTCTGCGGCGTCTCTTTGCCAATGATCTTTGTGCGCACTGGGCCTTGAGCCGGGAACGTTTCTGTGATCGACTCCGACTGGAAGCGAACCACAGCCTCGGTAATCATGGGATGGAACACACCGCATGCACCATTCCAAGGTTCTGTACGTTCTTCGTACTGAAGGCCCAAGAGCTTTAAACCCTCAACATACGCCTTCTCCCACTCCTTGCGTGAGCCAATGTCGTTCTTGATGTCGCTGTCCAAATCGCTCGCCAAGGACTCCAAGACAGACTGAGGGATGTCTTCGGCCAAGTTAGCGTCGAAACCTGCCTCATCTTCTTCGCCGGGGCGAATGCTGAGTTCAAGATCGCCAACTTCAATGTTGACTTCTTCTGGGTCCACGATTTCAATTTCAATGGGTTCGGCGTCTTGCGCAAGCTCCTCGATGCCTTGCGGCTGTTGAAACAGAGCTTTGTCGATGTTGGTGGCCATGTCGGTCCTTAATAGTATGCGTGGGTTTTGCGCTTGAAGAAGCGCGGTTCATCGGGTTCGTCGGATTCTAAAGAAATAAAACCGCCTTGTCGAAACCGATTTAGGGCTTGGGAGGTCGTGTCCACATAGTCATCGTGCTCTCCGTTGGGGAAAGCAGCGACTTCCTCGATCACCTCCCGCGCCCAGCGGGTGTCAGGGGCCCAAACAGCGCCCGATGCGAACAAATCTGCCACCGCATTCAAGCGAACGATCTTGTCGTTGCCGCGCGACGGGCTGAACTCCTCCACAAATATGCCCATGTTGCGCAATTCTTGGATCAGCGGCGCGCCGGCGGCCTTCTTTTCCACAATAAACGCGTCTGGGTTCCATTCTCGGTAGTGTTTGAGCGCCACTTGCTTCAATTCTGGGAACGCCATGCGGTCCTTGAACGCGTCCAGCAGGATTACTTGCGGTTTGTGGTTCTCTTCCTCGTTGTAGAAGACGCCCCATGTGGTGCACGCGCTGTAGTCAGAGCGGTTTTTCGTCTCAAACGCCGTATCCCACGACTGAATGATGTACTCGCACTCGGGCGGCTCGTCACTTTCCCAGATCCGCCACGCTTTTCGCGACACGATGGCAGCGTTGTTGCTCGTTGGCTGCTGCATGTACTGCGCGTTCCAGTACTGGGGGTCGATTGACGCCTTGGTTGCCTTCAACAGCTCGAGCGGCCACTGCTCCGGCCACAGCGATTTCTCGTTTTCCGTGTCTTCGTTGAGGATCGCAGGCAGTTCCACGATCTCCCAAGGGATCGCTTCTGGGTTTTTGGTCTGGTAGTCAATCAGGCGGCCAGTCAGGTCCAGCAAGGACCACCTTGTCATGATGACGATGATCGCACCACCGGGCATCAAGCGTTGCAGAGGGCCAGTCTGGAACCAATTCCACGCCGTGTCAAACGCTAGACGCGAGTTAATTTTCACGTCCTGTTCAGAGTGAGGGTCATCAATAACAAACAAGTCGGCACCACGACCGGCCAACGCTCCGCCCACACCTGCCGCATAGTACTGACCACCAAGGGAAGTTGACCACTTGCCCGCCGCGCTCTGATCCGCAGCCACT